AAAAAGCTGACGAGTGCCAAGACCGCCAATGATCCCAACAGCCGTATCAACAAGTCCCTCCGAGCATGGAACTGTTGAAATGGAAATGTTGGTATGGAACATGGTTCTTACGGGAATCGTGGCCGTTTTGGGTTTTGTTGTGAAAGAAAAGTTTGCCGAACTTCAACGGTTGGGCATTCTCCTCAATAAGACCCGAGAAGAAGTGGCTCGTGATCATGTCACCCGTGCGGAAGTCCGAGCCGATGCCCAGATGCTCCTCGACCGGCTTGACCGGCTGGAGCAGAAGATAGACAGACTGGTGAACCACAATGCCAAGCAAGTCGGGTAAACAACATCGTTTGATGGCCTTGGTTGCTAATGACCCGAAAGCAGCCAAACGTCTTGGAGTCCCCCAGAAGATTGGGAAGGAGTTCATGAAGGCTGACAAGGGTCGTAAATTTAAAGGTAAGTCAAAATGATGCGTAAATTTGGAAAAGGTATGGCTGACAAAATGGGCCGTGCTATGAAGGGTCCGACTGCTGATATGGCAGGTCGGGCTATGGTTGCTCCTCCTACTCGTATGAACCGTCCCGCTGAGCCGGGCATGGGATACAAGAAAGGTGGAGAAATCAAAGACTCTAAGAAAATGGCTAAGAAAGAGATTGCCTTTATGAAAAAGAAGGGCGCTCCGAAGTCCATGATCAAGCATGAGAAGGCCGAGTACGGCATGAAGAAAGGCGGCATGGCGGGTTCATACCGCAAGGCTGCTGATGGTATTGCCAAGAAAGGCAAGACCAAGGGTAAAGAAATTAAAATGCGTAGCGGGGGGTATTGCTAATGAGCAGCGGTCCAAAAACTCGCGGTTCACGTGGTCCAACTAGTCCTCGCGGCATTTACGTTGGTTCGTTGAGAGCACCGGGCGGAAGCGCCGATATGCCGGATGAGCCGATGAAAAAAGTAGCAGGCATGAAGAGCGGCGGTATGCCTGACCTGACGGGTGACGGTAAGGTTACTCGTGCTGACGTTTTGAAAGGCCGTGGGGTCTTCAAAAAAGGCGGTGCCGTTCATTCTTCCGCTTCTAAGCGTGCTGACGGTATCGCCAAGAAGGGCAAGACCCGCTGCAAGATGGTGTAACCATGCGACGGGTACGGCGCTTCGCTGAAGGGGATATCGTAGAAGAAGGTCTGGGTGTATTTAACCCAGATGATGCTTCGTACGCTCGTCGTGCGCCGAAGAATCGCACGATTGATGACATGTCCTTTGGCGAAGCGTTTGCTCTTAAGCGTAAGGAACTGGGCGAAGGCAAGACTTTTACTTGGCGCGGTGAGAAGTACACTACTTCAACCAAGAAGCCTAAAACGGAAGCTGATCTACCCAAAGCGGCTCCGCCTACTCCTCGTGCTAAATCTGTTGAAACTAAAGCGGCTCCAAAGGCCGCTGTTAAAACTGTAACTAAACCTCTTTCTTCAAAACAGGAAGAGTCGTTTGGTCGTCGTTTAGGCGAGGGCTTCTTGGATATAGCCAATCGCGGTATGCGTGCGGCTGGCGTCCCTGCTCAGCAACGTACGTTTTTAACCACATTGGCAGGCAGTAAGCGTCCTATCACGGAGAAAGATTTTTCCGATGAAGAATTGGCGCAGTTGAAGTTTGCTGCTGATAAAGCCAAGAAAGCTGGTCGTAAGTATATTACTTACGAAGACTACCCAAACGAACTTCTAATTAATAAAGCCGAACAGTTCTCTAAATCGCAAGCTATGCCGCAGACTGTCGGTAGAGCGCGGCTTAAAGAGAAAGATGGTAAGACATCAGTTTCGGATATCTATGACTTCCTGAACTCAGTTCGTGCGCCTGAAGTAGAGCGGTACAAAAACATCCGCAAGAAAGAAGGCAAGACTGGTGTAGCCAAGGCCGTAGCTAAAGAAGCGTTGGAAGACTACGAAAAAGAAGGTTTTAAATCGGCCTTTAATAAACTTCCTAGTCGCATAGGTAACGCTTTTATTGGCGAAGACGGTCGTCCGGTTGAGATTGCTATGCGTAAAGGCGGGGCAGTCAAAGATAAAGTTCGCGGCTACGGCATTGCTCAGAAAGGCCGTGGCCGTGGGAGGTTTGTACGATGATGCCCTCCCGAGGCATGGGTAATATCAACCCTAAAAAGGTTCCTCGTGCCAAACGGCGCGGGGATTCTAAGCCTGTGATCGGGACAGGTAAGCCCATCCGTACCTTTAAGAAGGGCGGTGAGAGCAAGGTCAACGAGGCCGGTAACTACACCAAACCCGGTATGCGTAAAGCATTGTTTAACAGCATCAAGAATAGTGCGGTTCAGGGTACGGCGGCAGGGCAATGGAGCGCGAGAAAAGCACAACTCCTAGCCAAGCGGTACAAGGAGAAGGGCGGTGGATACCGGGACTGATATCGAGATGTTCAAGGCGCAGGTTCAGGCCGAGTTAAATCGGCTTGAGGCTAAGTCGTCTGCCAAAGAAGTCGCTGGCAAAGCCATCGGCAAGGATGGCTTAAAGTACATCACGATTATCGTTGTCATCGGCGTTGCGTCCAGTCTGGTACTGGACTCTGAGAAGATCGCTGCTGTGATGGGGTTGCTCGGCGCGTCTCTGACTGCACTGATCTCTATGCTGAACGGTATTGCCGGTGCCAGCGAGAAGGAAGAGAAGCCTGAGTTTGCGGTCATCAAGGAACTCATCGCCAAACTCGATAAACTGGATCGGAAGGAAATGCCGATGCGAGTCGATGTTGAGGGCGATCATGTGGTCGTTACCAAGGGTGACGATGTGGTGAAGGCGAGCCGATGAAAACGCCACAGCAGTCTCTAAAGGCTTGGACCGCGCAGAAGTGGAGGACGAAGAGTGGTAAACGATCTTCTGACACGGGTGAAAGATACCTTCCAGAGGCTGCGATCAAAGCTCTCAGCCCTGCTGAGTACGCCCGAACCACTGCCGCCAAGCGCAAAGGAAAAGCCCAAGGCAAACAGTTTGTCGCGCAGCCCAAAGGCATCTCGCAAAAAACCCGTGCGTATCGTCAAAAAGGTAAGTAAAAGTGGTTGATAAAACTACAGCTACTACAGACTTCAACCTCGACCTCAATACCATCATTGAGGAGGCCTTCGAGCGTTGCGGTGCTGAACTGCGTACGGGATACGACTTCCGTACGTCAAAGCGTAGTCTTGCCCTGCTCCTGATGGATTGGGCTAATCGGGGTATCAACCTCTGGACGCTAGAGGAAGGTACCAAGACGCTGACCTACAACGTCGGTACGTATGACTTGCCGGTAGATACGGTGGACCTGCTCGACCACGTGATCCGCACTGGGTCTGGTCAAAACCAGCAGGACATCAACATCTCACGTATCTCGTCCAGTACGTACGTATCTATCCCGAACAAGAACGCGACGGGTCGCCCAATTCAAATTTGGATCAATCGACGTACGGGGGCCACGGCTGCTGACGGTACTATCGTTTATCCGCAGTTCACTGTATGGCCGAAGCCTGACAACTCGACTACATGGATTCTGTATTACACCCGCCTGCGTCGGATGTTTGATCCCGGTACGGGCGTGAATGGGCAAGACATTCCGTTTCGGTTTTTGCCCTGCATGGTGGCAGGTCTGGCTTATATGCTGTCAATGAAGATTCCGGGTGCGGCTGAGCGCACGCAAATCCTGAAAGCCCAGTACGACGAGGCTTGGGACTTGGCGGCTGGCGAGGACCGGGAAAAGGCGGCGGTGCGGTTTGTCCCACGTGAGAGCTTCTTGGGTGGCTACTAATGCCAAACAGGTTCGCAAGTGGCAAACACGCGATTGCGATGTGCGACCGGTGCGGGTTTCAGTACAAACTGCGCCAGTTAAAGTCGATTGTGGTGAAGACCAAGAACGTGAACATCTTGGTCTGTCCGGAGTGCTGGGAGCCTGACCAACCCCAGTTGTCTCTTGGTCTGTATCCTGTGGATGACCCGCAGGCTCTACGAAACCCGAGACCGGACACGAGTTATTTTGCGGTCGGTAATGACGGTGCCAATGGCAGTCGTCAGATACAATGGGGCTGGGCACCCGTGGGCGGGGCCAGAGCGGATGATGCCGGACTGACGCCTAATGATTTAGCGCCGTTTGGTCAGGTAGGAACGGTAACGGTCGTTACGACCTAGGAGATTGTGATGAAGAACGGTATGC